CGCTTGACCGTGAACGAGTTCGTGACATTATCCTCGCTGACAATGGACTTCAGTGGGGATAAACCCTTGATTTTATTGAAGAAAAAAACTTCAAAAAAAGTGAAAAAAGTGCTTGACTTGTTCTCATAACATTGATATAGTATAAGGGTAATAGAGAGAAAGGAACAAATAATGGCTTATATTTCTACTGACGATGTAAAGAAAATTCGTAACGCACTCAAGACTGAGATGCCTGAGTACAAGTTTTCTGTTGTTCGTGACCACCATTCTAGTGTCACTATTTCAATGATGAAAGGCCCTGCCTTTGCGGAGTTTGAATACTTTGACCGTTATGCTGGTGAGTACAAGAAAGGTACTCTTGGTAAGAATGATGGGTATGACCAGATTAACACTTACCACACTGGTGACTTCTACGGAAAAGAAAACGCCGCTATCTTTGACAAGATTGTCAAGATTGCAAAGACTGCTGGTGACAAGAAGTGGTATGACAACAGTGACATTCAGACTGACTACTTTGACACTGCATACTATGTTCACTTGAATGTTGGTAAGTTCGGTAAAGACTATGAAGTTGTGGAGGCTGCGTAATGTTGAAGTTTGTAGGTGTGTTTTTAATTTTTGCTGGTTTGGTTGCAATCGCTGGTTCTGCTGGTGATTGCGATGGAGATTGCATGGAGTATGCAAACAGTTTAGAACAAATGATGATTATCTGTTTCATCGGTCTTTCGATGATGGTGACAGGTGGTTACATCTTATATAAGGAGAATGATAATGGGTAAAGTGAAAGCATGGGTTATGGACATGGAAGAAAGTGTTCATGCCGCAATTGAAGCAGAGTGTGAAAATGTTCAACAGGTAATTGGGTTTGTTAAACAAGACCCAGACGTTGAGTTTGTTGACGAAAACTTTGTGAAAGAATACTACAAAGAATGCATCCAGAGTATGGCTCCGTAGCTCAGCTGGATTAGAGCAACGGTCTTCTAAACCGTAGGTCACAGGTTCGAGTCCTGTCGGAGTCGCCAATCAAGGGGGAACATTTCGTTCCCCCTTTTCTGTATAAATATCTATATGGAAAACTTTACAGGTAGAAATGGATTCATCTGGTTTACTGGTGTTGTTGAAGATAGAGATGACCCAGACAAATTAGGGCGTGTTCGTGTTCGATGCGTTGGATACCATACAGAAGACACAAATAAAATACCAACCGCAGACCTTCCTTGGGCGTGGGTGATGATGCCTACAACCACTTCTTCTATGGGTGGATTGGGTGAAGGTATGCCGTTTATCGTTGAGGGAAGTTGGGTTATAGGTTTCTGGCGTGACGCAATGACAATGCAAGAACCTGTTGTTATCGGAACATTGCCAGGCGTACCCTCTGAAGGTCAAACCGTAGACAAAGGTTTCTATGACCCTCGCAGTGATAGTGCGGAACAAAGTGAAGGTGCATATAAGTACAAACCAGACTATGGGCCTTATCCTCTAAGAACATCCGACAGTGACGTATCCAGACTTGCAAAGAATGATACAAACAATATTCATCCAGAAATTGCAGAACGTGATGGTGCAGTAACGGAAGGTGTACCAACCGCAAACGCAAAAGAAATATATTCTGGTGAAGCAATCGCAACCAACATTGACCCCTCTGCAACAACTTGGAAAGAACCAAAGACTACGGATGATTCTGTTAGGGGTGCAGATGCAACAGGTCGCAACCCAGAAACAAAAGAAGATAGAACCGCTCCTTACAAAAGACGCAACACCGAATATCCGTACAACCGTACATATGAAACAGAGAGTGGTCACATTGTTGAGTTTGATGACACACCATATGCGGAACGTATATATGAGAAACACAAGAGTGGAACATTCAGAGAGATTGATGCAGACGGTAATGTGGTCACAAGAGTTGTAGGAAACAATTATGAGATTATTGCAGGCACAAACTTTGTCAACGTCAAGGGTGATGTCAATCTTACAATCGACTCAAACTGCAAAACATATATCAAAGGTAATTGGGATATTCAAGTTGACGGTAACGTGAATGAAGTAATCAAGGGAACACTGACACAGGATGTTACAGGTGCGGTATCGGAAACTTACAAAGCGAATCAAACAACAAACATAACAGGAACACTAGACTTGGATGCTTCATCTGAAGTAGACATTGATGCTGGTGTAATTAATCTAAACTAGGAAACACTATGCCAGCAGTAACAAGAGTAGGTCAAGATAGTCACATAGGTCACGCAAGTCCTACACCAAGTCCTTTCCATAGTACACCATATGCGTCTGGTTCACCAAACGTATTTACAAATGGTTCTTCAACTGTACGCATTGGAGATGCTACTGGATGCGGTGACCCAGCAGTTGGTGGTTCGGGTACAGTATTAGTAAATGGAATTGGTGTACATAGACAAGGTGACGGAACAGGCGGACATGGAAGTTGGGTGCCGAATGCGTCTGCATCTGGTTCACCAAATGTAAATGCGGGCGGATAATGGCAAAACCAGACTATGCAACATTACTTGGACAGATTGCTGCGGAGACTGACCCTACGGCAAAGGCTGCGTTGGAAGCACAGTGTTTCGTTTTTCTAGAACCACTGACTGAAGCAGAGAAAGAACTCTTTGCATATCTGGACAATGATTATCTATTATTCAACCCAGGCACAGAGGATAACAGTTTTAAGAGTTATGTGGGAACTTACTACAGTGACACAGGGGAAACAACATGACATTAACTAAGAGGTCATCAAAAGGTTCTGCTCTTTCATATGATGAGATGGACGGAAACTTTACACACTTAGGTGGTACTGGAACTTATCACAACAATGGTATTCGTATTGGGCCGCCTGGCACTGTACTGGAAATGCTTGTTGGTCATGCAGACGGAAGAACTCTTGTTGGACATTCTGGTAGTTACACATTACAGAACGTAACAACACATCAAAACTTAACTAGCACTCACACAAGTATTGGTCTTGATATTGATTACATTCCACCAACAGGAACAAAGACAGTATTGTATGAAGCACAGTTTCAATTTCGTGGAATAGATGCAGACCCCCTTTTACACTTTCAAGCAATTTGGGATGGAAATATTTTAGACCCAAGTAAGTCAACACACAGAGTTAATGCTGCAAATGATATTCAAAAGATTTATCATTTAGGTGTTGCAATAGAAGTAAACTCATCTAATGTAAGTGTTGCTGATGCAAGAATTGGTGAATGGACAACTGCAAAAACTTTATCATGGACAGGAAGAGAATATAGTGGTTCTTATGAGGGTAGATTACACGCAACAAATCATTGGGATGGAACTGGAACTGACCAGTTTATTCGTCCAATGTTAAAGGTTACAGCGATTGCATAAACGTACTAAATAATACAAAAGAGAGTAACAATGGCAGTACAATCCGCATACAGAGATGCACAGGCAACAAACGATTCAAATCGTAGTTCACAGAAGTACAAAGATTTGAATTTGAACTTTACAAAGCATCCTATTAAGAGGGATGTTATCCCTTTGACTGATGCTGCTGCTGTGAAAAGAAGTGTACGAAATCTCGTACAACTTGGTCACTTTGAAAAACCTTTTCATCCAGAAATTGGTTCTGGTGTTCGTGATATATTATTTGAAAACATGACACCCTTTACTGCAAATACACTTGCAAGAAAGATTGAGGATGTCATTACAAACTTTGAACCAAGAGCATTACTTGCTGGTGTTGAGGTGATACCAAGATTTGACAACAACCAATATGAAGTGATAGTAGAATTCTACATTAATAATGCACCATCTGAACTCGTAGATTTATCATTCACATTAGAGAGAATTAGATAAGATGGCAACCACAGATAAAAGATTAAACGTCACTGAACTAGACTTTGATGATATCAAAACAAATCTGAAAACCTTTATGCGTAATCAAGATTCATTTTCTGATTACGACTTTGAAGGTTCTGGTATTAATGCATTACTAGATGTCCTTGCATACAATACTCATTACCTTGCAATGAACGTCAACATGGCTGCAAACGAGATGTTCCTTGATACTGCATCTCTTCGTGAATCAGTTGTGTCTCATGCAAAGACTTTAGGTTACACACCAAACTCTGCAAGAGCACCAATCGGAACAGTCAATGTAACACTGAATAATTTTGGTTCACTAACTACCGCAAACATTCCAGCGGAAACTATTTTTACTTCTACAGTCGATGACGTATCTTATCAGTTCGTCACTATTGCTGATTATTCTGCAACCGCTGTAAATGGTGTTCTGTCTTTCTCTAATATTCCAATCTATGAAGGTACTTATACAAAGAACCGTTATACTGTAGATACAAACAATGTAGACCAAAAGTTTAAATTAACAAGTGACAGAGCAGACACAACAACTCTAAGAGTACAGGTATTCCCTTCTGAATCATCTTCTAGTTTTGCAACCTATACACTTGCAACAGACATTACTCAAGTAGGTTCTACTTCTAATGTTTACTTCCTACAAGAATGTGACGATGGTAGATTTGAGGTTTACTTTGGTGACGGCATTGTTGGTCGTGCATTGTCTGACAATAATGTCGTTGTGCTTTCTTATGTTGTCACAAACAAAACAAAGGCAAACAATGCAACTAACTTTAGAACAACTGCAACAATCTCTGGTATTACAGATGTTACGACAACAACTGTAGGAATTGCATCTGGTGGTGCAGAACCAGAATCTATTCAATCAATCAAACTGAATGCACCGTTAGATTATGCTGCACAAGGTCGTGCGGTTACCCCAGAAGATTACAAAGCAATCATTCCAAAGGTATACTCAAACACCAAGTCCGTACAAGTTTGGGGTGGTGAGGATAACGCAATTGCAGTATATGGTCGTACATACATTTCAATCGTTCCAACTGCTGGTTCAATCACCGCAGCTGCAAAAGAACAGATTGTTACAGATTTAAAGAACACATATACTATTGCATCAGTAACCCCTGTCATTGTTGACCCTGTTACTACATTCATTCGTCTTGGTGTGAATTTTAAATACAATGCAAAAAACACAACCAAGTCCTCTGAAACTTTGGTGAGTAATGTAAGAACCGCATTACAAAATTATGATGCATCCACTCTACAAAAGTTTGATGGTATCTTCAGACATTCTTATGTTACAGGTTTGATTGACGATGTTGATGAATCTATTTTGTCTAACATTACAACTGTTAAACTGTCTCAGAACATTACACCAACATTGAACTCTTCAACAAAATACGAATTAGAATTTAACAATCCACTGTACAATCCACACAGTGGTCATGCAGCTGCAGAAGGTGGAGTTCTTTCATCTACTGGTTTCTATATCGCTGGCAATGCAAATGAGATGTTCTTGAATGATGACGGTCAAGGTAATATCCGTATGTTCTATTATTCTGATGGTGCGACTATAACTTATGTAGATGAAACTGCTGGTTCTATTGGATATACTGATGGTAAAATTGTAATCACAGCATTAAACATAACTGCTGTATCAAATGTTGATGGTGCTGCATCTTCTAAAATTAGAATTGTTGTAACACCAAATTCAACTGACGTTGTTGCAGTACGAAATCAAATTTTAGAAGTTGACTTTACTAACACAACCATATCTGCAAATGAGGATACTATTGCTGGTGGTGGTGCATCTGCTGGTGTCGGATACACGACAAGTAGTTCTTATGAACCAACATCATCATCTACAAGTAGTGGATACTAATAATGTCTCATGATGATAATACATTAACAAATAAATTATCACCTCTGATTGGAACTCAACTACCAGAGTTTATTCAATCAGACCATCCTGTATTTTCTGAATTCGTAAAGACTTACTATCAGTTCTTGGAAAGTGCTGAGGTAACTTTTAGTGAAGTAAATAATTATTTAATTCAAGAAACAACTTCCAAGAACTTTGTGTTCGATGAGAACGGAGACAATATTGTTCTTGAAGATTCTGAAGCAAAGTTCACTGTCGGTGAAACTATCACTGGTCGTGACTCTGGTGCAACTGCTGTTGTACTTGTTGATGATGTGGATGATAACAAGAGATTGTTTATCACATCACAAACCCAGTTTATTATTGGTGAAGTTGTAAATGGTTCTCTGTCAAATTCATCTGGAACTATTCAGACGTATCGTGCAAACCCTGTACAAAATATTCAACAACTTTTAGAACTTGCAAATATTGATTCTACAATTACCAAGTTCCTTGACAACTTCAGAGATTCATTCTTAGATGGTGTTGTTGATAATCTTGTTGCTGGTGTTGATAAAAGAAAACTTACAAAGAACATTCGTGACTTGTACATATCAAAGGGTACACGAAAAGGTCATGAGTTATTCTTCAGACTTCTCTTTAATGAAGATGCCACCATTACATATCCAAATGAGAATATGTTGCGTACCTCTGATGGTGCATGGACAACTAGACTCATCATGCGAGTTCAAGAAATTTCTGGTGACGTAACTGAACTTATTGGTCAGACTGTTCTTGGTAGAACTTCTGGTGCAACTGGTATTCCAGTATCAACTATTAGTATTCGTGAAAACTTTACAGACATCGTAGAAATTGAAATCGACACCGATACACAAACAGGCACATTCCAAGCGGGTGAAACTCTTACTGGTACATCAAGTGTTACAGACCAAGACGTTTCATTTCAAATCTATTCAATTGTTGTTAACGCAGATGTTTCAAATGATGATGAGGGTCAATATTATACTTCTGGGCAGACTGTTAATATTCAATCTGCTGGTAGTACAACCGCAACCGCAGAGATTAATACTGTAGGTTCTGGTTCAGTTAATAGTTTTGTAATTGACAACGCTGGTCGCAACTATGCGATAGGTGATACAATTAACTTTAATAATTTGGGTACAGATGGTACAGGTATATCTGCTGAAGTTCAAGTTGTAGGTGGTGCAATCTCCGCTGAGGCGGGTGACGGTGCAGAATATGGTATGACTGTTTCTGCTGTTGGTTCTGCGGCTACTGGTGAGGAAGACCACATAGTTCTTGAAGATGAAACTCAAATCTTTATGGGTGACTCTTATCACGGTACAAAGATTGTTCTGGAAGATGCAACCTTTAATGATATCGGCACCAACCAAACTGCAACATCTGGTCAACCACACTTTGATGCATATGGTTCTCATAGTTCTAGTATTGCAAATGAACGTGGTGCGATTACAGACATTCGATTAATTAATGGTGGTAATGGTTATACTAAATTGCCAGTGGTTCAAAGTATCACGACAACTAGTGGTGTTAATGGTATTGTCTTACCAATATCAACGTCTGGTATTGGTTCGGTACAGGATGTTAAAATAACAAACTTTGGTTTTAATTATAACTCCGCTCCAACCTTTATTCCATTCCGTCATGCAATTGTTAAGAGTGTTACTGGTGCATTCGGTACTGGTGATACATTAACATCACACGCTGGTACGGTTTCAGCATTTGATTCAACAAGACAACTTCTGTCTCTGAATACAACCGCAAATCTTTCTGTTGGTAATACGGTTACAACTGCTGGTGCAAGTGCAGTTATTGCTCAGATTGATACTCCAACAATTACTCCATCAGTTGGTACTCTTGCAACTACTTCTGGTGAGTTCTTAGGTGAACGTGGTAAGGTGTCATCTGACGTTATGAGAATTCAAGATAGTTTCTACTATCAAGATTATTCGTATGTTGTAAAGGTTGGTGAATCAATTAACACTTGGAGAAACGCAATCAAGAGAACAGTCCACCCTGCTGGTTGGGCAGTCTTTGGTGAGGTTTCGATTGTGTCTTCCGTTACTGCTGGTATTCGTGCGTTTGCTGCTGGTGACCTTACTGCACCAGAGGGTACAGTTACACCAGAACTTGCATCACTTCTCAAGACAGTATTTACAACTATCTTTGGTAGAAGACTTGGTACGGTTGATGATGGTACAACACTTCGTGCAACTCCACAACTTGCCAGCGATGCAATCTTGTCTAGTGGTGAACGTGATGTTACACTTTCAAAAGTTACTACAGTGTTTGTTGGTGTTATTCGTGCAAACCCTGTCAATGTTGGTTCTACTCTTGACAACCTTGCAAAGTATGCCTTTGCAGTTGAACCAATTGAGAGTTCAGCAACTATACCAAACTATCCAGGCATAACTAGAGACATAAGAGTTGGTAACAACGAAAGAGCATATTACAATATTGAACAGTTCGGTAAGTTTAGAATTAATCAAGTCTCAACTCGTAGTCTAGACAGTGATACTTTTGATGATACAACTTTATCTTTTGACTCTGACTCAGAGGGATTTGATGCAAATGATATATCAGTTCCACTGGAGGCATTTACTACAAGAATTAATGTACCACCGCCTGGCGAAATTCAGATTTCATCTACTGCAACAACAAGTAATTTCTCAGATACATTTATTACTTTTGATGATGGAAACAACGAATTCTCTGAAAGTGGTGCCTCAAGTGCAACACCTACGGTAACAGACTTCTCTGAAACTGGAATTACTTTCGATACGAGTGCGGAGACATTTGATGAAGAGGTTTCTGGTGTTCCAGTAGACTTCAGTACTGTTGCAAATACATTCGACCAAACCACAGCAACTTTTGATGATGCATAATAAAAACCTTATAAATAAAGGTATAAATAAAATCTAGGAGATACCAAAAATGGCATATCAAGCAATCGGGCGTGGAACTAGTGCTAATGACGGAACAGGTGATGACCTTCGTACTGGCGCAGGCAAAGTCAACGCCAACTTCGTAGAACTCTACACAGCATTAGGTACAGGCACCGCCCTGTCATCTGGTATTAGTGCTGACGGTACAACTGTTACCTTAACAGCACCAGTAATTAACAATCCCACAATTGACCTTAACGGTCAAGAACTAATTTTAGATGCAGACGCAGATACGTCTATTACAGCAGACACAGATGATACTATTCATTTTAAGATTGCTGGTAATGACAGAATTACAATGTCAACTGGTTTGATTGACCTCAAGAATGATGGAACACAATCTGAACTCAGAATGTATTGTGAAAGTTCAAACGCACATTATGCTGCACTTCAAGCTCCTGCTCACGCAGACTTTTCTGGTAATATTACAATTACAATGCCTTCTACTACAGATACACTTGTAGGTAGAGCAACAACTGATACACTTACCAATAAGACATTAACTTCACCGACTATTACTGGTGGAACTATTTCTAATGGTGTTTTAACAACACCCCAGATTAACGATACATCTGCTGACCATCAATATGTCTTTGCAGTATCAGAACTTGCCGCAGATAGAACTGTAACTCTTCCGTTACTTGCTAGTGATGATGAGTTCACATTCAATGATGCAACTCAGACACTTACCAACAAGACACTGACTTCAGCAACACTGACAGGTCTGTTTGGTTCTGTACAATCTCTGTCTGGTGCTGGTGCAGTTAACACTACTGATACAGTTACTGAAATCACATCAACTGGTACAGACGCATTAACACTTGCAAATGGTGTAGCTGGACAAGTTAAAATTATCACAATGATTGTTGATGGTGGTGATGCAACACTTACTCCAACTACATTCCATGATGGTGGTACAATCGTATTCAATGATGTTGGTGATAGTGTAGTTCTAGTTTATCATACCACAATTGGTTGGAAAGCAGTCGTAAATAACGGAACAACAATATCATAAGGGGTAAACAATGGCAATTGATACTATTGGTACAAACGCAATTGCAAATGATGCTGTAACTGCTGCAAAGATTCCTGCTGGTGCAGTTACTTCTGATATTGCAGATGGGTCAATAACAAGTGCGAAACTTGCTAGTGGGGTTGCCGCTGCAAATCTTGGAACTGGTGAAATTACAACATCCATGATTGCTGATGATGCAGTTACTTCTACTAAAGTTGACAGCACTGTATCTTTAACTAGTGATATTGTTTCAGATGTTTGGTATTTAACTAGTGACGTAAGTCACGGTACTGACCCTACTAAATTATTAGTTGGTACAATGTGGACTCAAGATTCACAAGCGCCACTGGCATCTAATCATGGTGGTTCAATGTCAGTTCACAATACTAATGGAGAATGGACATTTCCTTCAACTGGTATTTGGCGTGTAAACTTTAATGCAATTATACAGGCTGATGGGGCTGATGCTCATGTCTACACTAGACTTGATACTACTCTCAATGATGGGAGTAACTGGACTGCTATGAGATATGGTTCTCATTTTCATACTGCGGTCAGTCAAAACAGTGGAAGGGTAGTTCAAGTAACTCTTGATATAACTGACACTACAAATCAGAAGATTAGACTTCAAACTGGAAGTGCGACAGGTTGTACGGTAAGGGGTAGCAGGGTGTACACTTATGTAGAATTTTTAAGATTAGCTGGTACATGATGACCGTTGGAAATACATCATAAATAAGATTATAGGAAAAAACAATGGCAGCAATTATTACAGAAAAATTTAGACAGTCTAGTGCTGATGCATTTAAGACATCTTTTGGTACAGACAAGTATTATATGTTCGTAGGTAAATCACAACCTTGGACATCTGAAGGTGCGACTTCTGATAGTCTTCCACCTACACCTGTTGACAGTGTGGCACCAGAATCATATTATTGGGATGATATGCTTGCTGCAAAGTTAATCAGTTCATCAAACACAACCTTCGCAATCCCTCGTAGAAATTTTGCAAACACTACACCATTTGATATGTACAGACACGATGTCTCTGGTACAACTACCGCTGGTAATTATCCTACCAAAACAACAGCGTCAAGTGGTGCAACAAGTGTATACGATTCTACATTCTTCTTTATCACAGACGCATTTCGTGTTTATAAGGTATTGTACAACGGTGACCCAACTCAGACAGGTGCAGTGAATATTTCTGGTAGTGACCCAACATCAGAAATCAATACTCCTTTCTGGCATGATGCAAACTATTATATTAAGTATATGTACAAACTTAATACTTCACAGATTCAAAACTTTTTGACCACAGACTTTATGCCTGTGACAGTAAATGACAACGCTGTTGCAAATAGACCAATCCATGTTGTTATGGTAACATCTGGTGGTTCTGGATATCCAATTACTGGTGGTGATAGTAGTGGTGCATTAGATGGTTCTACATTCTATACAAGAGTTCGTGGTGACGGAAGTTCAACTGCAATTGTTAGATTGAAAGTCACAGGTGGTGCCATCCAAGAATTTGGTGATGGTAACTCTGCAACTGGTATGCAAACTATTGGTGCTGGTTATACATTCGCTAGTATGGACTTGTCTGGTACTAACATTTACACAGACAGTGCCGCAACCAACTTAATTTCTGGTGCAACACTAACTGATTGGAATGCGGCAACTGCTGCTTCTATCACACCAATCATTGAACCAGAGGGTGGTCATGGTAAAGACGATGTTTCTGAACTTGGTGGACACTTTGTTATGTTACAAGGTAAGTTTGAACCCGCTGATGCAGACGCAACACAAGTAAACGATTTTAGAAGAGTTGGAATTATTAAAAACCCAACAGACCCATTAACAAGTACTACTGCAATTATTCCTACTGCAAGAACAACAAGTGCATTAATTGTAAGTGGTACAATCACAACCAACTATCAAGTTGATGAGTTAATTACTCAGACAACTACTGGTGCTCAAGGTCGTGTAGTTGAATGGGATGCAACTAATAAAATTCTGTATTATGTTCAAGAAAAATACTCTTCATATGGACTTGACAGTTCACAGAACCTTACTCCATTTTCAACCGCTGCAAATGTAACAGGTTCTTCTTCAAGTGCAAGTTACGCTGTAGATACGAGTGTATCTGCAACTGTTAACTCTGTGATTTTTGATGCTGGATATGCTGCACCAGAACTCAATAGAGATACAGGTAGTGTTATCTATGTTGAAAACAGAAGAGCGATTTCAAGAGCCGCTGACCAAACAGAAGATATTAAAGTAGTAGTGGAATACTAAGATATGCAAAAAACCGATTTGAATGTGTCACCGTATTACGATGACTTTGACACCACAGATAACTTTCAT